AAGGTTGTGCTCATCAAGCATACCGTCTCCAACAATCTGCTTAATACGCATCATCTTATCGCGCATTGTATCCAGTGTCAGATCCAAATAGTGACAACGGGAGATAATGGCTTCCAAGTGATCCTTAATCTTACCAATGCGATTTCCCTGCGTCAGTCGATCAAACTTCAAGTTCGAAATAAAGATAATCGAACCGTTAAATTCAAAGTGATCCGGAATTCCTTCCTGCCGCAGTTTTGAGGAATCTGCGTTCCAAAAAATCCTGCGATGCTTACCTGAATCAAGAGCACCCTTAAGGATATTCAATGCTAATTCATCCCAGAGGATTGTATCACAATCATCCAGTACTAGCACTCGTCCCTTGTCGCTCCAATTATAAAGTAAGCAATACAAACCCAAGGCAGTCATTGCACCTTTGACCACCATATGCTTAGGAGACTTACCTGCGAGTTTATTAAAAGCATGGCTTCGGTCAAGGGTATTTTCCACACCAAACGATTTGCCAACACCCGGAGGGCCTGATACTATCATACCACGTACCGTTCCTTCCATGGTGGCTTCTGTCATTTCCTCGAGAATATCAAACCGCTCACGAATTCGTGTAATCGCTTCTTCATCTGTTTCAACTGGCTTGGCACGTTTCTTTGGATCTGCTGGGCCAATTGGCGTATCACCAGATACAAATTCGTATGCTGCCTTATCGGCAATCTTAATCTGTGCCTTACCGTTACTTGATTTGTTCCACGGATGCCCAGAGAACTCTGAGCAATCTACGGTAATTGTGTTTCCCCGTTTACCCACCGTAAAATCCTTGAGCAACGGAAAAACCATATTGTCAACAGGCTCATTACGATATGAGCCAGTAACCTTTACTAACACCTGAGCGGACATATTATAGTTTCCTATATTGAAGTTAAAAAATTGCTACCCATAAAACGATAGCACCGATTATGGCACAAATTGCCAAAATAGCAGTAACCAAAAAGTTCGCTAATCCTGGCAGACATTTAACTACCAAAACAAGCAAGATTAGAAATAGTAGAACTTCTATCATTATGTATACATTATACTACAGACCGTAGATATGTCAATCTTAAAAAAGTGTGGGTTTTTTACAACAAAAAACCACTTGTTTTAATAGGGTTTTAAATAAGAATTATTCTCATTATGAAATACCCTAATTTTTACCTGGTTTTTAAGTAAGCATCCAGTAGATTTGTGATATTTGCGGCTCCTACTGGATTTGCACTATGTACATTAAATTCAAATTCAGCAGGTATAATATTATAAGTAAGATCTTGCTCTACAAGCCATTTAGCAAAATCATATCCAGTTTTAGCATTTTCATCACCTAAATCATGATCAAAACTAATGTAAACAGGACACCCATGTTGCTTAACTGTATTCACTGCTTCGTCGTAAGTACGAGCCATTAGCCAACCTGGTGTATTCTTAAGACCAGATCCAACATGTGCCGGAACTCTTATATCATCGAGATACAATTTATATCGCACAACTAACTCCTATTAAATTACTTTAATATAGAATTTGTTAGTTTAGACATATGCTCATGCAAGTTATTTTGTTGGCCTAATTGCCTTTCAAAAGCTGCGTTCAAAAATTTTGACGAAAGTGCTATGTCTTTAACAAAATCCTCATCAACAATATTTATATTATTTCGCATAGCAACATTACCTATTGCATCAACACATTCTTGAACTAACTTTTCTGATTTATTATTATCCATATAATTATAATAACAAAAAATCTGTAATTGTCAATAATAAAAAGAAAGGACGCCGCGGCGTCCTTTCATCAAATAACTGAATATTTTCCTCTCGATTTAATTTTATAATCTCAATACAATATTAGCAAGTATTTCTTTTTTATTCTACTAATCTATTTACAATACTCAGTTACATATATTTATAAATTTATAATATATTTTCATTAGTAAGTATATCTAAATCGGCACTTGTTAAAGTAACAACTGAACTAACATTTAACTCAAGAATATTTTCACTTATTACTACTCTTTCTCTTCGAAAGTCTGACAACTTTGACTTATATTCTTCATAACCATTACGAACCAATTTTTCATATCTACTAATAAGTATATTAAGTTGTACCCTTTTTGTCAACAGAGTACTAACACCAGTTTCAACATTTGCTTTACCTACTTTATCTCGCAAACTAAACAACACAGATTCTAATTCTTCTACCCGACTTAACCGATCCGGTAATTCACCAGATGGTACATTATCTAAATTTATGTCACTAATAGCTTGACGAATTTGCTCCTGTAAAGTAGCAGCTTTACGCAAATTAATACTCATTACAATTCTCCTTTACAATATATTAATGTAATTATTATACACGATAGATAACCTACTTGTCAAGAAAAATTATCTATTTCTATTACTTATTCGGATTACCATAAAACATATTGATTTCGGAATCTTCGAGGCCTGCCACTCGTAACTTAACAATATTATTAATCTGAAATTGTTTTGCCTCAAGTGCTTTTAACACTCCAAGAAACTGATTTCGTAATAAACCAAATTCGTTAATAAGTTCTGTTTGGTCAACAACTACTTGTTCACCGTCAACATAGGCTGATGCATCGCGCGAACTTAATTGCCTATTGTATTTTTCTAAATACATTCTAAAAGTCTGTGCTCGTAACTTTCTTAAATGTATATTCAAGTGCTCGAGAATTGCTTCAATTTCTTGTAATTCAGAAAAACGTAATTGTACAATTGCTGGAATAGCACTTGCAGCTTTTTCAATGCTTCCGGTAAATTTAATTTCATTACGTGCAATGGCTAACTGCCCTTCAAAATAATCTATACATTCTGGAAGGGCAGCTATATTTTCAACTACTTGCTGATACCAACTGGCCATTAATAATCTTCATCCTCTTCGTCGTCAACGTCATCAACGTCATCCAAATAATCGTTCAATGCCTTAGCAAGATATGAATCTAAAGTATCACTTTCTCGTAATTCTTCAATATCACCATTTGTATCATAGAAATCTATAATACTATATGCGACATCTGCTCTTTCTTTTTGGGGAATATATGGTTTTAACAAATTCCATATTTCTATTACTACATCAGGATTAATATCCATTAACTATCTCCATACTCATAACAACAACAACGGATATTTACCTAATCTTCCTCAATTTCTTCTAATACAGATTCATCGTCAACTGTTTCAAGCACCACGCCATTGCCTTGCTCTTTCAAAATAATAGGCAATGTGTCTGCATTCCATCCTTTCCTAAAATACATATGCTCCTCGCCATCTTTATCGATATATTTTAATCTATTACCTTGCTTAACAAGTACACCAGATTTTTCAAACATATCAACTAATCCGCTATAAGGACTCATACCTGTTTCATACGGAATCTCAACTTGTACTGATTCAAAAGGTTTTGAAAAACGACTTTTCATTACTTTACAAGCTGCCCTAATGCCTAACACATCAGAAACCTTATTACCATCTGCATCAACTTTAAGTTTTAATTTACGCATAGCAACAACAATAGAACTTGCATATACAAATCCTTGGCCGCCAGATATTTTATCATCTGGGTCAAACATATCCTGTGAAGCATATGTGTGATTTGTAACTATAAATCCAATTGGGTATGGAGCAATATTATTAACTGTATTACGAATCAGTGCTGTAAGTGCTTTAGGTTTGCGTCCTAAATCACCTTTAAGGTCTCCCTTTTCAAACTGAGCAACATCAGTAGGCGATAACAGCATACCTAAACTATCAATGATAATTACTACCTTTGGGCAATCTTCATATTCGTTGCCTTCATTTTCGTCCCGATAACCTTTAAGAAATTCTGATAATGTTTTAGCAACACTATCAATCATAGATACATTAATTTTTAAAAGTTTTTCTTCACTTGTATCTACACCGAGTGCTCCTAACCATTCTGTATCTAACGCATTTTCACTATCCATCATAACAACAAAACAACCAGCCTCTTGTGCCGCACGAGCCAAATTACCACTCACAACTAAACTTTTACCTGAACCTGATTCTCCAGCAAACATTGTTACCTTACCGAGCGGAACACCTTTATAATAATCTCCACTAATAAGATAATTTAGTGCATAACTGCCAGTATGAATCCAATCTTTAGGATCATTAAATCCTAAACTCAAGCCGTCTATATTTTTTGTTAAACTTTTTCTTAACTTAGAAAAATCATAGGGTTTTACCATTTATTATCCTCCATAAAATAAGAGGGGGCGAACCCCCTCTTGTATATTTTCAAGCCGACTCGGTTTCAGTCTTTTTACGATTACGAATCATAGCAAGAATTTCATCTGCACTTTTGCTGGTGGATGTATCCTCACTAACTGTTTCTGTAACAGTATCTGTTTCTGTAACAGTTTCGGTATTTGATTCAACCGCAGTAGTTGCTGTAATCGGTGCTGTTTCAGTTTGAGCAACTTGTGTAGTTTCAGTTTTCGATGATGCTGAGACACCAAATGGGCGATAATGATCACCCCATTTTTCTAAATCATACAGTTCACCATCTACTGATGCCTGAAACATATCATAAATCACTTTTACTTCATCAGTTGTTGGTCGCTTTGGAAGATAATCGCTTAATGTAAACAAACCATGTGTAGCAATTGCTTCTGCTTCTTCTTCAGTTAAACCACGTTCTCGGCGTGCCCAATTCGAAGTTGAATAATCAGCATACTGACCTTTCTGTGTTTTAGTAAGACGAAAATCTGTGCCACTAGTATAATCAGTAGGTAGATTTTCCATTTCAGGATCCATTAATGCCGCTTTAATAATCTTATAAATCGAAGGATTTATAACAAAACGTCTAATAGGATTCTCTGGTGTTGCATCACCTTCCAATGGATT